CTTACCTGTTGAAACATCACCAACACCACCTGTGTCACGATTGATCGCAACATTGTCAGCAGTGAGGAGAGCGTAGTATCGGCTTGGAGTGAGAACAGCGAAGCGACCTTCTTCAGGAGCGTCTTTCTCATCGAGCGAACGAGCTACAGCGTATAGTGAGTCAACAAGACCAGAAGCGGTCAATGTGTCAGCACCAGATACGGATGTACCACCGTTACCACCGATTGGTGATGTACCACCAGCAGCAGCGAAGAGAGTCTTCATTGTTGCGATGTCGAAGCGCTTAGCAAGAGCCTTACCGAGTTCCTTAGCGTAGATGCTACGGACGTCGTAGTGGTTCTTGAGCTCATCGATATTGGCGATGAACGTCGAAGCAATCAGAACGTCATCAATGTTGATGGTGCGCTCAGCGTGCTTGATGTTGGATAGGTAGCTGTTAGAGCTGTCCACGATGTCTTCACCGACTGTGTGGTATTTAGCTTCAGCAACACCTGTGACAGGGAACTGAGCTGTTTTACCAGACGAGATGGTGCGAACCATGTGCAGGTCTTTCATGATGTTCTGCTCCTCAAAGGTAGTCAGGATTTCTCCTGAGAACACTTTAAGAAAGAGACTATCTGCGTCTCCAGAACCGTTTACTTGTCCCAAACGGGACGGACTTGTATTAGCCATTGTATTAGTTTTTCTTTTTGAGTTAGTTTACTTAGTAGCAACTCCCAGAGTGGGGGTTACAGGTTAGGTGTTCTTACTCACTTGGTTCACCGCTAGGTTATCCTCCTCGGAGGGCAAAGCTGTTACTTCTTGCGGATGGGAACGAAAGGTTTATTTCTTTTTATTAACGCGCAAAGACACGCGAGCAGCCTTAGTATTTGAAACAAACTGCTTACCCTTAGAGCCAGCTTTCTTTTTCTTTTTAGCTGTAGATGCTCGTTCTGATTTACTGAGGCTTCTAGCTTTAGCGATGGGAAGGCATCGGTCAGGGTTCTTCTTATTCTTGGAAGTACCACACTCACCTTTGATGTTTCCATCGGTTCCAATACGAACCCAGCGTTGGGCTCTCCATTTTGCTAGTTCTCCCATGTTACTTTTTCTTTTTGACTTTTAGGTTCTTACGCCCTTTGCCATAATTAGGGTCTTTGCAATATTTAGATGCCGCCATGTTTGCATAAGCAGATGGGTATTTGTCGAAGGTGCGCTTTGCCCAAGCGATTCCTTTAGGGCATATTTTAGCCATTAGTATTTTTTGGGTTTAGATTTTTTGATTGTTAGTTTCTTACGTTTCATAGCACATTTTGAACATCCACATTTTTTCATAGGTCAGCACTTCCACTTTCTAAGGGCGAGAGCTTTGCGAGTAGGACGTCCTTTGGAGTCTTTCATAGGCCCCTTGACACCACTCATACGAGCACAGAAAGAGCGTTTTCTAGCGCCTCCTTTAGGTTGAGGTGCTTTTAGGTTAGAACCAGTCTTACGATTGTAGTAGTCTCTGCCTTTCTTGGAGAGACCTCCACTCTTAGACTTATGTTCTTTCCGTAGGCTTACGCCTTTTCTCTTTGCCATTTATGTAATTATTTATTATTGGGGTTGCCCTACTTCTGTAGGTATTAAGATTGATTTGCTTCTGGTCAGCTTGTGGTTTCTCAACACGTTTCCAAGCTCCACCACCTCCGTTCCAGATGAACAGCATGTGGTCAGCCGTAGGTGTAATCCCAGAGGCTTGAATGTGCTTCGCGTAGTGACTCAGAACAGCATAGGCGATACGCTCTCCGACCACTGGGTCAAAGGCGTCCGTATGAGTGGCTTTAGAACCAGTAATACGGTTGTAATCATCTACCATTACCTTGTGTATCTGGTAGTGCCCATAAGCAGCCCCATTGTCACCCACTATTGTGTGAGGACTGTCGGGGTAGACTTCCCACTGAGGGATTAACTTAACGAAGTCTTTAAGGGTTATTGAAGGCGATGCTGGACAGCACCCAGTAATAAGTAACAACAACAGGACTGCTATTTTATAGTTCAATTTAACGAACCTGAGAAGAACCAAAGTAGAAGCCTACAATAGCAAGCATCGCTTGGCGCACTTCAGGTAATAGAACGAAACCTTGCAGAGATTCCCAGCTACCAGCACCAAGGCCAAGTAGTTTGAAGAAACCTCCGAGTCCTTCTTTCTCCACGGTTATAGGTGTGGATGTTAATGCTAGGATGAAGGGGGCAACAATAACAGCAAACAGTATAAAGAATACAAAGATGCGTCTTATCCATACACCACCACGAGCGGCGGCTTTATCAGCAGATTCATCAGCTACTCCTTGTTTTTGAAGAAGCATTTCAAAGTTACGGGTTTGTGCTTCAGCTTGTGCTGCAATCATTTTCATTACAAAGCCTGACACACCTCCACCAAGCATTGCTACTAATTCGATAGACATAATATTATTTACTTTATTGATTAAAAGATCGAGGAAACGGACATCCGCTTTTCTACGTTTTCACGGTAAGCTGGATCACTGGCATAACGAGGGTCACGCATAGCTTCAGTAACTTGAGCAGTAGAACCAAAGGGCTTTACACCTGAGTCACCTGAAGTGGAACCTTGAACGAGAGAAGGGCCTTTGCCTCCAGCGGCTTGGAACTGAGCATACAGTCCTTTAACAGCTACACGGGCTTGCTCTACTGAGTTGCCTTCTACAATGTCGTTAAACGCGTCAAGGTCAGTGTCAGCGAGATTCTCAGAAGCCCACTCAGCCATAGCCTCGTAGTTTCCAGCGCCACCAATCGACTCTTGAATAGTAGCAGCTTGCTGAACAGACATAGCTTCTTGACCAGCGATGTATTGCTCAACGAACTCACGGGGTAACCCAGCGGCCTCAAGAGCATCAAAGGTCTTGTCAGACAACTCACCAGCCTCAGCGAACTCACCACGAGCCGCATCAATAGCGCCTGTAGTTGCCTCTGTAGGAGATGGCTCCTCTGTTGTAGCCTTCTTGTCTGACTTTGGCTTGGACATCTTCTTCTGAAGCTCCTTGTAAGCCTTAGCCATTTCTTCGGGACTCTCAAACTTCTCATCAAGCCACTCAGGACGTTCCTCTTCGGTAGCCTCTTCTTCTTCTTCATTAAGTTGCTCTTCGATAGTTTCCTTGCCCTCTTTGGGGTCGGCTTCAAGCGTTTGGTTACGCTGGTTAGCTGCTTCTTCTTGCATAGCAGCCTGTTTTTCTAGGGAGATATTCTCTTCCTCGTTTGTTTCGTTGATCTGTACTTGATGTAGGTCAGCCATTTTCTATTTCTCTTATTCCTCTACGGGAGCTTGTTCTTGTTGTACTTTCGCTTGGTCAGAAATAGCTTTGATCCCTGCTGGGCCTAGCTTTTCTGCCATTTGCATTTGTTGGGCTTGTTGGGCTTCTTGAGCCATTTGTTCTTCTGTCTTAACTAGTCCATCAGTTTTAATACCGAGGGAGGTAGCACGACGTTTAAAGTATTCTCCGACACTCACATATTGAGCTACGGCTTGAGGGCCTACTACTTGAGCAGCACCAGCTAGGAACATATCCAGCTTCTGTAAATCGTTACCACGACCAAGGGCTTCTACACCTGTAATGATAACAGGATTGATAATGTCCTTAGGCATCTTAGGGAGCTTCTTCTTCTTACGCATGACATCCATCAAGCGATTAACCATAGGCATCTGGAGCTCTACTGAGAGTAACGAATAGAGACCACCAATAGCGACCTCTAGCTCTTGTCCTAGCATACGGATCTCTTCTGCTGTCACACGCTCTGCGTTACGAACAACACCTGAGGTCAACAGGAAGGCGTGACCGAGTCGCTCTTCAATCTTCTGGATGCTCTCTTGGACAACTCGGAAGTCATTGAACTTGTTGAGCTGGAGAACGGACACATCAGCAGCATTACCTTGAGCGATAGCACCATTAGGTGATTCAGCAAGTGTCTTAGCGCGAGTTGTGCCGTTGGGATTAACGAGGAAGAGTACCTTAGCAGCGGCTGCCGAGCCTTCTACAAGAGCTCTTTGGAGGCTCTCAAGAGATTGCAAGTCACCTAGATACTCTTCAACGTATCCACGCCCATAATCCTCACCATCGATGCGGGAGAAGCGGAGCGGGATAAAGGGGTTCTTGTCTAGTGGGTAGAAGCCTTCACTATCAGGAATAAGGTTGCCATTGATTTCTTGCCATACCTTCCATCCATTCTCCTTGCGGCACACAGCAGTGAACAGGTTGACGTCATTGTCAGCGCCTTGTCCATCGGTGTTACCAGCAATGTCTTTCATCTCTTGTGAGAGGGACATATAGGATAGTTGCTCTTTGGTGCAGATGTAGAGAATGTTACCCATTGGGTCACGCTCTACGCAGAAACGGTCAAGATGGAACACACGCATACCTCCATCTTCAGGAAGGTAGACTAGAGAATTACCTGTTATGATAAGGTGCTTTAGGGCCTCATGGAGAGCAGTGCGATATGTCTCACGACTAATCTCGTCCATAACGGACTCTTCAACTTGCTGAAGGGATTTCTCAATCTCGGAGATTAACTCTGGTGGAGCGCCCTCTTGTTCAAGTCCATGATTGTCTACGTTAAGACGAAAGAAAGGGGCATTAGGTGGCAGAAGCGCTAACAGTAATTTAGAAGCTAGGTTATTTACTCCACGAGCGCCGATGCCTTGGAAGGGTGTTTCTAGGCGGCTATGTGCGCCAAAACCCTCATCGGTAATGATGTAGGGTAGAGTTAGTTTGGAACACTGGCGAGCACGATCTACGTATTGGTATCGCTTACCTTCCAGTTTGGAGTAGAGTGCTTGAGCTGTTTCAGTATTCATATGTTGTATATTTATAAATAATCCCTGTCCGAACGGTGGGCTTCCTTCTGTTGGTCATAAAATCTCACCGATTGAGGTTAAGGAGCGCTACGGAACGGACAGGGTTAAAGGGGGTAATTAAGGGTTATCTTCGATGGTGTCAGGGATTGCGTAGGTGTCAACGGTGGAAGTCTCCTCAAGTTCGTCGAGGTCATACTCAGAAACATCTAAAGCCCACATACCGTCAGCCGTAGGGACTGGCTTAGTCAACCAGCGGGTTCCCGTTCCTTCAGTCCAGTAGGAGAAGTTGTTGGTTTTACCTTCTTCATCGGCTCGCTCTAGGGCGACTTCTTCACTTGCGTATATTAGATACATTAGTAGATTTCGTATTGATTGTTAATGTTAGCTTCGATGGCTGGACGGTTGGCTGACTGGTCAGAGGGGTAGTAGATTATTTCCGTAAAGAAGAAAGCTCCTACTACGTCGGGATGAAGCTCCGCCAATCCTCTATCCGATAAATCAATGGTAGAATTAGCATTAAGAGTAACTGATGCACTACCAAACTGGCTCCCGTCTTGATGGACAGTATGAGTGCCACCTCCAGAATCCTCCGCAATGCTTGAGTAAAGTGATACGAAGTTTGACTGACTTATGCTTCGTGTAAATCCAGATAAGCTATCAAGAGAAAAAATCAAACCAGAAGTATCATCTCTAAAAATTAGAGGTCTACGGTTGCTCCCATCATTTGTGCTAGAGCTCATAATCTCAATTAGACGGTGCGATGTGCCAGATGTAATTTGATTATCGGCAACAAAGAAAAGAGATTGTTGACCGTCCGCAGAAAGCGACGTAAGTCCGTGTGTCATTACATTACCAGCTACAAATTTAATGGATGGGGAAGATGCTCCATTTATAGTTCTTTCAACTAAAGTTCCAGCATCAACAATCTTAGGCTGGTAATTAGCGGTCAACTGTGTCGCATCATGTCCGTTACCTGACTGGTCATACCAAGT